GTGCTGTTGTCCGCGCTGATCAGGTCGATACCAGTCACGGAGTCCGCGACGGTCGGGCCCGAGGCTGTGGACACGCTGAGAACGAGTGTTGCAGCCATGGTTGTTGGCAGCTCCTTGGGCTATGCCCTGGGCCGGCTACGAGGCTGGAGTCTTGGGTTTCGACTGGCCTGCAGCCGGTGCGGGCGGCGGTGTGGCGACCTCCCTGGCCGTGAGCACGTCATCGACGGTCACGACACCCAGGGCGGTATTCGCCATGAGCTTGTTGTACGGGTTGTTCTCGTCGTTGACATCGCCCCTGGGAGGCCGACCTTCGTCCAACAGCGCGTCGTTCACCGACTTCCAAGGCATGCCCGCGAGCGCCAACTTGTTGATGTTGGCCTTGGACATGGACTCCTTGATGTTCAGTCGGGTGAAACGGAACGCGAGGTTGTTCGTGTTCCCTCCAAAGGACTCGTCCCAGACGATCTCCCGTGTGAAGTAGTCCTGCACGAGCGCGAGCAGCGGACGGAGACCCCGGTCTTCGGTCATCTCCATCTGCGTCTCTGACGTTGCCCGGTTGATGTCGAACGTCAGCCCCAGGTCCTGCGGGCTGATCAGGTAGACCGCGCAGATCTTGCGCACCAGGTAGTCGAGCCACTCCCGGTACTGCATGTCGCGGTTGGACCCACGGAAGGGGAAGAACTTGGCTCCCTTGGTGCCGCCGATGAAGGCCATCGCCCCCTTGCCGGCCACCTAGTACTGCCAGTAGCTCTTGAACGCATCGACCTGCTCGGGGCGGGCCCCCTCGCCGAGATCCAGCATGCCGTCGGGGGCGGCATTCATGACCTGGCGGTGGTTGTACTGGGACCCGTTCACCTCGGCGTCGACGGTGTTCTTGAGCGTCTCCAACGGAGAAAGACCCAGGACGGAGTACGTCCTGGGGTTCGCCATGATGTAGAGCATGTCCTCGTTGCGGAAGGGGACCTCGTGCTGCGGCGCCGGGATCCAGTAGTACCGGGTCTCGTCGGGGTCGCCGTCCCACAGGGAGTTGACCTTGATCTTGGCCCCGTCCACGGCGTGCAGGTAGGCAACCCCTCCGCCGAGGGTCCGCTCCTTCTCGATCACGCCGGCATCGAGAACGAGCACATCCTCGACGATCGGCTCGACCCATGACCGGAAGCTCTCGACCGCGAGGTTGGGACGGTTGAACAGGTCGCGAAGCTGTTGCTGCTTCTCCTCGCTGAAGCTCTTGGTCTGGTCGAACGCGACAATGTCCCATTCGGCCGAGGAGACCTGTGCCTTGCGGACATTGATCGCGGCACGAACCCACTCGGAGTGCTCGGCCCAGTTGCGGAACAGGGCGCTCGAGGTCTTGCCGACCTTGCCTCGCTCCTGGAAGACCAGGGTGGCGTTACCGGGTGGGAGGTTCTTCGGGCTCGTCCGGTACGAGAGGAGGAGATCGGCAATCAGGCCCACGTCAACGCTGCTCCCGGAAGTGCGCCGCAAGGATCCTGTCCTGCTGGGCGTTCAGAAACGTCTCCTCGGCCTGCTTGTTGCCGGCCGCGATCGCTTCCTCGTAGGTCATGCGAACGGTCTCGATACCACTCATGAGGATGGCGAGATAGTCAGGAACCTGGCGCTTGCCGTCCCTGAACTCCATCTCCCGGAACTGCCTCGCCGGATCGATCATTGGGTCCTCGTTTTCAGGCTGCCGAAGAAGAAGCTGTCCCCACCCATGTCCATCGAGTACCCGAGCGCGTCGACGTAGTCGTCATGGCCCTTGGGGAACGACAACAGCTCGACCTCGAATGCGGTCCCCCGCAGGGATGTGTGGTGGAAGACCTTGTGGGCCTCGTACTTCGCTGCTACGGCACGCCCACGCGTGGTCTTGTCCCCGTCGGCCGGCTTCCCCTCGATCGGGATCTTGGGGTAGTCCTCCATGACCTCCTGCACCAGGGTCGACTGGAACTGCACCTTCTCGACAAGCACCAGGCTGATGGACGGATAGGCCATCCAGCCGTCGTAGATGAACTCGGCGTGGTGGCTCTCACGCTTGTCGCGGTAGGCCGAGAGGACGAAGAACATGCCCTTCTGGCTGCAGGTCCCCGGACACACGTCCTCGGCCGTCGTCACCCGGGCCGTGAAGTCAGCTCGCTCGCTGGTGGACGATGCGAGGTCCACGCCCATGCGGAGGGTGTACTGGTGGCCCTCGGGCAGGGTCGTGAAATGGTCGAAGGGACCGTGGAAGATGTTGCCCTCGAGCAACCCGCTGATGTCATTCTGGTAGGCGCACGAGAACATCGCGGAGCCCATCTCCTCCTTCTCCTTGAGAAGGCGCTCGACGGACCAGTACTCGGGCCAGTAGCTGGTGAGCATCCCGTTCTCGTCCTCGCGGAGGGCCGAGATGACGTGGCTGCGCCAGCCGAACCCGCCGTCCCAGGCGGGCTTCATGAACTGCTCGTAGAGGTCTTCCTCGCCCCACCGGGTGCCGATGACGACAACCACGCCGTCAGGAGCCAGACAGGGCTTGAGGGTCTTCTTGAACCACGTCTCACCCTTCTCGCGCTGATCTACGGTCTGCGTGTTCTCCTCGTCCAGGATGTCGTCCATGAGGATGAGGTCGAAACGCTTGCTGATGATCGCGCCGCCGACCCCGACGGCGAACATCGTCACGTCCTTGGATCCGAGCCATCGAGACTCCCCGACCAGCCACTCCTTGTCGGTCCACTTCTCGGATGACGGAACGGAGGTCGGGAACACCAGCCTGTGGGCCGAGTTGGCCTGGATCGTGTACTTGATCGCCCGGCTGAAGTCCTTGGCCTGGGTATCGGTGTTGGACACCATGCCGATGCGGATATCGGGGTATTTCCCGATCAGCCAGCAGCACAGGATCGTGTTGTCCCAGGTTGTCTTGGCTCCTCCCCGAGGAAGGAGGTAGACGGCATTCTCGCGGCGATAGATGGCGTCCAGCGTCTGGGTGACCATCTCGCGCTGGTGGGACGAGGGAACGTACCCGAAGACCAGCTCACCGTAAGCGAAGACCGCCTCGGGGCCGTCAGTTTGTGCCAGGGCCACCAATGCGCGGGAACGGAGATCGAGCAGAGCTGCCGGTGTCGGTGAGCCCCCGAGTAGCTTCGACAATGCCTCGGAGGATGTCGGGTCCCACTCCGGTTCCGGTGAGGTTGATACCAATGCTGCGCTCCTCCGTGATGTTGGCCGGACGGCCGAAGAGCACGTTCAGGCGATCGACGAGGAGCGCAAGGTCAGGGGGCTTGATCGTCATCAGGGGCTCTTCCACCCAGACGCCGTCCTTGAGGACCTTGCGGGTTGCCTGCATGTCGGACCGCATCTTGGTGATGGCCTCGTCGATCGCCTCGATGGCGTTGTCGCGGACCTTGGCCTCCAGGGCAATCCGTTTGCCCTCGTCGTCGGCCATGTAGATCACCGAACGGTTGACCACCGTCTCGCGGTACTCGGCACGCTTGCGGGCCCAGCCATGCTTCTTGGAGTACTCCATGACCGAGGAGTGGTTGGTGATGCCGTGCAGGCGGCACAGCTCACGCAGCGACATGTCACCCGAGCAGTACTGGCGCTCGAGCAGGTTGTAGTCGTTCATGCGTCCGCTCATCGCACGGTCCTCGTGATGCCGGCCCGGTGGCTGGAGTCGTACCAGATCTCCACCGAGGTCGTCCTGGGATGCTGGGTCAGGAGACGCTCCATGAACCACGACGCCAGCCCCTGGAGGGTCTGGCTCCCACCCACGAGCATCTGGCCGAGATCGCGGAGGTGCAGCTCCAGGACGAGCGCGTGGAGATCCTCTTCAAGGCCGGTCTCAATCTCGGACTGCTCGATCGCCTCGACCGTGAAACGGTGACCGTGCAGGTGGATGCTTTCATCGAGATCTCGATGCGTGGTGTCGAAGTAGTCCTGGACCTTGGTGTATCGGTTCACTCCGGGCCATCTCCCTTGGAACAGAAAGACGGGTCGACGAAGTTGGTACTTCATCGACCCGTCCATTCGGGCTGGTTACTGCTCAACGCTACCCGGAGGTCAACCAGGAGAGGCGCGGATCAGCCACCTGCAAACCCTGTGCAGTTGTACCACGAAGCCTACAGCGTCGAGAAGCCCCTCCGCTACATCTGGTCGGAGTATTGGTCGGGTGAACCCGACCGCAGGCCATCCATGTCCATCCACCGGTCGGCTGCAGGATCGAAACGCCAGTTGATCGTGAAGTTCCCGACCGGGACCCTCGAGATCGACCCGACCTCGTTCATGATCAGGCCCATCAACCCGTTCCCGGTCTCGATCCCGATCAGCATCCCGTTCCCGGTCTCACAGCCGAAACCAGCATCGACCGACACCTGGATGGGCGATGGGAACAACGCAACGTTCACAGCTTCCCCTTGATGGTGAACGTGCCCTTGTCGACCATGTACGTCGTCTGGGCGCTCGTCCAGCGGGTCACGTCCACAAAATCGCGGCTGAACTCGATAGTCACCTGATCACTCTGGATGTTCAGGCTTGACCCATCGGGCAGCGTGATCGCGATCACCGTCTTGGCCTCGCTCTCGAACGTCCTCCCGGACGGGGTCGGGGCCCCGACCCGGAGCAGGTCCTGCAGCTCCGAGAGCTTGCCCCTCTTCACCTGATCCCGTTGCAGCGAGCGCACATGTGCGGGCTGTACAGGGCATCGCCGAAGCTGATGAAGAACAGGACCCGACGCTTGCCGCAGGACGAGCACTTCTGGCGCTGTGTTCTGCGCAACACGATGGCGACGTTGATCACCGCCGGAGTGCCCTCGACGGCAAAGGTGGTGTCGATCGGGCTCTCGAACAGGACCGCCTGGTCGGGGTGTCGTGGCTCCGGGGCCCGCAGGGGTGATACGACCTCGGTCATGGCTATTCCCTCTCGTCGTGGATGAAGGCCGGCGTCTGCTTGCCGACGTAGGCGCCCAGGGTGTTGAACTCGAGATACTCGATCGCCTCGTCGCGATCCATGCCATCGGCCTGGCAGATCTCGATCATCTTGGCGTAGCTGTAGACCGCGAAGAAGCGATGATGGCCGTCAGGCTCGAAACGCTCCGCAATCCCGACGAATGCCGCCTCCTGGCCGTCAGCGAGGATGATCCCGGCTTCATCCATCGCATCGTCGTCTTCTGGGTCGATTCCGAGCGCATTTGCGACCCGATCGACGATTTCATCGCGTGTGGGGTGTTTGAAGCCTTCAATCCACTCTTTCGAGTCCAAGTTGACCTCCAAATGGCGATTTGCGCCAGATTACTTCTTCTTGCCCAGCTTTCGCTCGAAAAAGTCGCGATCTTGCTTCGCCAGGCCCGAAAACGGGTCTCCGTCGACCTTGATCGAGGTTGAAGACGCGATTGGGGCCGATTTGGCCGCCAGGAGCCTCTTGAGGCGAGCAATCTCGTCTTCCTGCTCGTGGATCCGCC